ATCTGTGTTGCCATATTGCAAAGGTACTAATTTACTGATTACCAAATAGTTGACTCATAACATCAGAACCATCTTCAAGCTCTCCTCTTTTGCCCTGACGTTGAGATAAAAGTTTAGATTGCTCTACAGCTTGTTTTTTAACACGCTTGTCTTTGCGGTCCTCTTTCATCTTTTCGTCTTTAGCTTCAGCACTGCTTTCAATTTGCTGTTCTAGCACACCATACTCACCTTTCATTTGCTCTATTTGCATCTTCATCTGATGTTCCATTTGTGCGAATTGAGCTTTCAGGTTGTACTCAAACTCAGCTTTTTGCATTTCAAGCTGCGCTAGGGCTTGCTCTTTTTGCAACTCTGCTTGCATTGTGGCTTGGGCCTGTGCTGCTTGTGCTTGAGACTGTGCCTGCACGTTTTGCTGAGCAATTTGCTGCTGCATTGCGATACGTTTCTTACGTCTAATAATTAACAAACGTTCTGCTTGGTCAACATCTTTAAGCTGACGTATAGCGATAGCATCTTCAAGGTCAATCTCTTTTTGAGCTAAAGCTACTTGAATGTTTTGCTCCAGGTATTGTCTGTCTCGGTCATTTAAGTCTGTAAGAATCTTAACTCCAAAGTTGTACATCGGTAGGTCACGGAAGCTGTTTAGAACAGACATATTAGTGCGGCCAATAGCTTTCTCGTACACTTTGAATATCACTGACTCTGCCGGTAGAATCTGAACACACTTTAAGATATCTTCACACACTCTACGGTACAGAATCATACTTGCGTTAGTAATATCATATATAGCATTATTACCAGCATTTACAGCCATTTGATTCACTCCTACCAAAGCTTCTCCTTTAGGCGTTGTTCCGTCCATAACCTCGTTAATACCCGTGGAGTCACGGATCATTCTTAAGTAATGGTTATATAAGGCAATAAGCTCGTTGATGTTACGAATTGTGTTTCCAATTTCTCTAATAGGAGGGTTCTGGAATCCACCTTCCGGATTCTTACTTCTGTAGTAGAAGACACCTGTTTGCTCGTAGATGTCCTGAATGTCTAGAGGTTGTAGTTCTCCACCGCGACCTAGGTCTACGTTTTCCAAACCTTCAATGTCAACCATGATACCGTCAGGCTTACTCTTAGCAATAGCTTGTTGTAGCTTGAGGTGTGTTAACTGTAATTGATCTGCAAATCCAATAACTCCAGATACCATAGACTTAGGGATCATGTTACGCATATTTACAGATGTAACAGAGTAAGAAAGTCTAGCTTTAGAGATATCGTGAATATTCTTAGGTATATTGTGCTGCTGACCGTAGTTGAAGATATGGTCGGTGCCTATAATGTACATACCTCCATAGACAGTAGCGTTCTGCATATAAACAGGCTCTCTGTCGTATACAGAGTTTTTAGGAGCTTCGTACTCTTCGCCTTTGAAGTAGAAGCCCATATTTCCATGACGAGACATCTTGTTTTCGTAGACCATAGAGTCTACAGATAAAAACTCAAAGTCTAATACCTCTAGAGTGTACTCATCGTAACCGTACTTATACTTGTTTAGCTGTTTGTCGTAGTACTTCTCGGTAAATCTTTCAGCACTGTTGGAGTGCTTGTTCATTACGTTCTGAGCCATTTCAGCGTATTGCTTCTCGGTGAATTGGTCACCAGCTAGACGCTTTAGCTCCATAATGCTTAAGCGCTTTATGTGTCCTGCGTATACTAAGTCTGAAAATGTTGGGTCATCAGTATAGTTGTGTACAAACATTGCCGGGTCAACATACTCCTCTGTGATTCCGTAGTTTGGATCATTAGATCGTTTAGCCACAGCCATACCACAAGATATGATGTCCTCAACACATCTGCGATAGATACGCTCGTCAAATTCATTCCACAATAGAGTAAGCTGTGTAGCTAATTGACCGGCTACCTCAGCGTCTGTTTTTACATTACTGTCTAAAAAGATTTCTACTTCTTCGGGAGTTTCAGGCAATTGATCAGGGTCGTAAGAAACCTGTAGACCAGACTGCTTAGCCTCTTGTAGCATTTCTTTTTTCTCAATGAATACAGCAATCTCTTTTTTCTTGAGGTCTTTCTCGTTTTGAGAAAGCGGATCAACTGCTTCAATTTGAGGATAACGATAAGATGATATAATTTTGTTCGCTACAATCTTAACGAACTTAGGTATAATCGGAACTGGAGTCCAATCAATAGACAGCAAAGAGCCATCATCATTGTTTGGGTCTAAGCTATTTAATATTTGTTTGTAGATGCGAGTATCCTGTGTACCATTAGCGTACATGCGTGACTGCTCAAACTCTTTGTATCGTTTTTGATACAAGCTTCCTTCTGTGTCTAGCCCGCCCCACTGGTTCATCATCGCTTTAGCGTATTCAAGACCGTATGCTTTCTGGTCCTTCTCAGCGTGCTTTGCTAGTGGATTAGGGAAACTACCTTTCTTAGTTATATTCATCGTTTCGCTGAATCTTAATCAACTACAAAGATAGATAATTTATCAACGCTGTATGGGCTTGACCTTTCTGAAGAACTTTCTGTTACTGTTTTCTTTTTTCACTTCCTTCTTGATTGATTTTTGCGCAGCCATAAGCGCTAATCCAGAGCTAATAGAAAGGTCATACTTTGTACGATTGTCAATCTTAAAATTGATCCAGTCCTCAAGAGTTTTGTCAAAGTACATAATGCCATACCTACCCTCATCATTCATTCCCACATGTTCGTGAATATAAGCCTCTATGGCTTGAGCATGTGCCTGAATTATATCCTGAGAGTTAGAAGGTATACCTTTTGTTTTTGTGGAAGACCTTGATCCACCACCTAGAGATTTAGGTCGGTCCATAAGGTATCCGTCATACTTTCTGTTTTCAAAGTATCTGGCAATACCATACTTGTTATTCTCTATCAATATGCTGTACCCATAGAAAACTGCAGCCATCAATACATCCTCGTAGAATATTCTAGCTAGTGGCGGACGTGATGCATATTCTAGCACAAACATATTAGAGGGATACTCCATGTTTATTTTATTGTACAGGTGAAGTGCCCCCTTAGAGCCCCTCCCGTCTACAGTTGAATCAAGGTCATAGCTATCCACACCTCCGACACCTAGCCAAGCATTACCCGGAGTTCTTTTTCCGTTAGTTACAACGACCTTGTTTCTAAGTTCTGGAGGCGGCATCCAGCTAACTCTAAACCTACCGTTCGCGTCTGGTCTAAACACTACCTTGGTGTCTTGTACTCCATTCTCCCAAACAAAGTTTCCTTGTACGACTGGGTTAGGATAAAGCTCCATGTTGCCTTCAATCTGTTCGTAGATCTTAGCGATGTTAAATGTAGATGTTTTTGTAGAATCTCTAAATGCTTCATCTGGTGTAAACGGGAACTGTCTGATGTACTCGTTGAGTTCTGTAGCGTCATTTTTTAACCCGTTTCTTTCATTCTTTAGGTATGTTTTAGCACCTATACTTACGTAGTCACCGTCAATAGTTTTTGTATCCTTTTCCGGGTCTTCAATAATAGGGTTTCCGTAGACATCAAAAAACCCTTCCAATGCTTCGTATGCAGGAACAAACAACCTATACAAAAGTGATTTAGTGCGTCCGTTTTCATTTCTGTCCTGTGGATCACTCATGTCCCAAAGGTCACGATAGTTTTTTCCACCTTTATCTAGGGGGTTTACAGTTGAGCCTACCAGTGCTTTACCAATAATTTTACGACCCACGATAAGACAAGTACGGTGAATACGCCATATCTCTCTTATGTCTTCAGGCTTTTCAAACTTTCCTGCTTCGTCTATAAATATCCTATGTAAGCGCTCACCATCAAATGCATTGGATGTGGTGTTACGCCAGGTGATTATTGTATTTAGAGCTTCGCCTGTGTTTGATGTCTTGTTCTTTTTAGTAATTCTTGATGAAGGTTCGCGAAACGCTAACTCTGTACGGGGGTTAGTTGTACCATCCTGAATAGGTTTGAAAAAGAACGGATAGTTTCTAAACATCTTTACCACCTTTTTCATAAAGACGTTTTCTTGAGCATCCTTACCGGTCTTTGACATAATTCCAAGAACAGCGTCACGAACCATACTTCCCTCGTCTGTAAGCTCGTTACCTCCCACGTTAGTGTATCCAGAACGTCTACACTTCACGTAGTTTTGTCCGGCACATCTAGGGTCTGCCTTACAGGCCTCCCAATGGTAATGTATTTGTGCTTGAAATTTAAGATAGTCTCCATAGAAAGAACCGTCAATCTTACCCCACTGTAACAGCATGTAATGACCACCTGTTAGATAAGTAGGCTTCCCGTTGTTGTAAAACCAAAGCCCCTCGCTTCTTCTTCTAAATTCCTCACGGATATATGGCTCGTACCTGCTTTTAAATTCTTTAGGACTGTCATTCCATTCATCCATTGATTTTATACGCATGAGCTCTTTTGGAGGCTCTTGACGTGTCCATCTTTGGTCTTCCTTTTTTAGATCGTAAAACAGTATCTTTTCGTGCGGCGGAACCTTAGGCATTTGAATATATAAACCCGATAGTTCAAACACCTCTCCTTGCGTGTTTATAGGGCAGATATTTATTACCAGCTCGTCAAACCCCTCTATTTCTACTAATCCAGCCATTTTTTGTAACTTTACATTAAATTAACATTGCTTATGAAGAAGATACTACTAATTATTGGGGCTTTTTTACTCCTACAATCTTGCGCCACATCTGGTGCGTATTCGGTGCAAAATTGCATCATTAAAGACTGTGACATTATAGCTGTCCATAATCATGCTATTTACTAAACTCTTCCGCGAAACCTCCAGAGTAGTCACGTATTTCTTTTACGTCCCCTGACTCCTCAAGTTCTTTCACCATTGCTTCAAGCTTTTGGTATTCAGTGATGAGGTCTTTTGCGTCTAGTGCTGATTCTTTTATAGATTTTAACTCAGCTCTTCTGTTTGAACCAGTTGTTTCTGGATCAACACCACGAGCTACTTCTTGGGTAATATTCTCTATAGCTTGGGCCATAGCTTCTAAAAGCTTGCGCCCAGCTTCAGCTGTACGAAAAACTTTCCTGCGTCCCATTTAAAATCCGGTTGCGTATATATGATCAATATGTGTTCTATATACCTTTTGACCATCTATCTCCATTTCGTAATCGGCATTCTTCATAATCATGACCTTGTCACCTACACTTAAACCTAAGTCGCGGACAGCTTCTGAGTCATAGAGGACATAGCCATACATATTGTATTCAGGCTTTTTTATTTCAAGAATGATCCCGCTATCAGTTACCTCTTCTTCTTCCTGTTCTTCCGGCTTGAGGAATATCCATTCAGACAGCAGCTTTATCTCGCCAGTGTCTTGACACTTATAAGCATACGCCTGCGTGTTTCTGCTGTTTTCTGGGTCGTAGTTGACATAGTAGATATCTCCGTCAATAACCTGACCTAGGCCATTTCCTTTGATTACTACATGATGATGAAAGTATAGGGTGTCTCCAGGTTTTACACCTGTATCGTACTTAGCTGGCACACTATGTACCTCAGCTTCCATCTTTCTGTTTTGGAATTCGTTCCACTTTGAGTCAAGATATAGCGACTCTTCTCCTAGTTTTATTTCATCGTTAAACGCTTTAGGCAGCCTAACAAGAAAATTGAAAGGTGATTTCATATTTAATTAAATTAGTTTCTTTTAAGAAAAGTCGCAGTCGTACTCAATAAGCACCGGCATGTCCATAACAGACTTCCACAGCATTACACCATCGCGAGGGTGCTTTATATAAATTAAGTATTGTACTCTGTTGTACTTAATTAAGTACTTATCATCAAGAACGATGCTGTCAATAACAGATTCTCCAGCTCTCTGGCCTATATAATAAGCCATAGCTTTTAGTGGGTTTGTGCCCACTACTATCTTTCTAATCATTTCAATTAATTTAGTGCCCCGTCATCACCACGCATTTTACGTAGCCAATAATCAATGTGTCCGGGGTCGTCTTTTTCTTCTTTTGTTTCTTCGGTTGACATCCTGTAAGCCTCTACACAATAGGATAAAACTTCATCTAACTCCTCTTCATCCTCACAGTCAATAGAAGAAAGAAGACTCATGCTACATCTCATATTACCCTCTTCGTCATAGTAAGCTGTTTCTTCGTTTAGAAAACCAACAGCTAGGCAGCTAACGTATGAATCTTCAAGACCGTGCTTCTTAATGGTGTTAATAATCTGCTCCATTAGTTCTTGAATTTCCATCATGCAGTCTTTCTGATCCTCTGTCATGTGTGTGTATTTGTTTAAATTTACACAAATATACTTAATTTAAAACATAGCCTATGCCCAAGGGAAGGGTTGCTAAAAGCAAATTATTCAGAGATTTCTCTCATATAAAAGAGAAATGGATCAAAGACAATTACCTTAAGAATTGGACGATAGTCATGAACGATATGATTTCTCGTTATGATTTGTCAGATAAAGAGTTGAGGTTTATGATATTCGTTTACGACCTAGAGTTTTTTACTCTTGATTGGATTGCCGTTAAGTATCAGTATGAGAAGAGAAATGTGGGACGTAGGTTGGTCTACCCTCTCATGAAAAAAGGGTACATCTATAAACACTTTGATAAGCTTACGCCATCTGATACTATGGAAGATCATTTATTTAGGGATGAAACAAAATTCAACTACAGGGTAAGATACGCACTAAGTCAGAATGGTAGATTAGTGGTATCTAAATTTTACAGGAAGATGGCGGGAGAAGAGCCTATCGGGATAAAGACTTAGTCTTAAAAGGCATCTTGGACTGACCCTCACCTTTGGTCAGGTAAAAGCGACCCCCTTCTGAATACCAGTTGTATCCAGAGGGAGCGTCTACCATAATTTTGCTGTTAGACTTCTTAGCCTTCACCACGTAAAAGTTTAAAGTCTTCTCCGGTAATTTTACCGTCCTTGTTTTTGTCTAGCTTTACCTGCCCTCCCTTTAGGTACTTAACCTTGCCGCCTGCGTAGTACTTCTTTTTAGCGCCGGCTTTACCACCATGTCCAAACTGGATTGGCTTGCCGATACTTTTTTCTACAGCTCTTATAGCTGATTCTCTAGATTGAGCGGGAGAAGCTCCTCTTTTAGCAGCGGATTCGTAAGCATTATCAAACATAGCTTTTATTTCTTTGCTTTGCTTCATATACCATTGACCTACCTCTGATCTAACTTTTTTATCTGGATTTCCAGTCTTTCCTCCTGCGTAGTATTTCTTCTTTGCTTTCATTATCTGTTTCTTTTATCCTTATTTCGCATAAGGAGATGCGTCTATAATATCAATATTCTTTTTAAACTGTACACGATTGTCTCTTACACCCTGATTAATTTGATTTCTAAACATGTTTTGGAAATCTTGATCAAGCATTGGAGGTAGTTCTAAACTGTTTCTGTATCTATTGCTTTTAGCTCTAAGTCTGCCCATTTGATTAGGGTCCTTAGTTGTAATAAACTGTCCAAAGCTAGTGTCGTATATAATATCCCCAAATCTGTTCATCTTTCTAGAATAGAAATCAGGTATTCTGTTAATAGGCTTTAGCTGAGGAATGTTTGGTTTTAGATTAAACGGCTTAGGTTTAAGAGACGTTATCTTACTTACAGGCTCTCTATATACAGGTCTTACTTTAGGTGGAGCGAAGTCTGGGTATTCAGCTCTGTGATAACCCTCGTCTAAAAGTCTACGCCCTGCTTCATTTGCTGTTTCTATTATTTTACCCGTTATTAGATAGTCACCGCCCTTTTGCTTTTTCAAAAGTGTAGCCTCTTCACCCCTTTCGTTTTTGTACGTTACTTGTAAATGATTTCCTTCGCCCATAGGTACTTTTTTTGTTTCGTAAGAATCTATAGGGATTGTAAAATTATCAGTATTTTCATTATACATCAAAGTGTTTCCACCTAGAAAGCCGGTTCTTTTGTAGGGATCTGGAGTTTCATCATATCCGTAATAGTCTTTACCACCACCCCTATAATATCCATCTACTTTTTTATTTGGGTCATCGCTCCATCTGAGTATAGGTGGATATCCATACATAAAATATCCAGGTTCGTCTCCAGGATAATACGCTTTTATGGATCCTTTTGAATTCTTAACAATCTTTTCAGCTAAATTTCTTTTGGCCTCAATTTCATCAACATGCTCAAAACTTTTTTGCCCCGCCATACGTCCGCTTTGTTGCCAATCAGAGTCATATATCGGGAACATTCCATCACTTGAAAAGTTAGCTAATGACAAGCTATCTCTAAACGACTTTAATGCGTTTTCGTATTGGGTTCTATCATTATAAACCTTCTGGATGTCACCCGCATCGTATGGGTAACCCATTGACTGCGAATGCTTCTGTTTAATCACATGACCGTTACTAAGAGTAAAGACATCCATACCGTCATCACCATATTTAAGGTCAACAATTCTGATTCCGTCTGGAGCTTCTTCAAGGTATTTTTGTAAAGGAGACTTGCGCTTCTTAGGCTTTACTGGACCCCCATTATTATATTTTCTGTATTTGCTTTTCATTACGGCATAAAGCTTTTACCTGTTACTATTTCACGAAACTTTTCGCTAGTCATAGTACGAGCATCTTTCTTTTTGTCTCCTATTTTTTTCATTTCCCGGAAGTGTGGTCTATCAGCACCAGACACCTTGTGGTATTTTGCCCACATATCTTCTGTTGTGATATCACCCTGCATGTAATCTCCAAATGGAATATTCTTAGCCTGACTGTAATCAGCTAGGAATAAAGCTTTTTGTTGTGGGACAGTCAGCTTTGAGAAGTCGTACACACCATTAGATTCTTGGATGTAGTTAGACAGCCATTCAGGCATCTTCTCTGTTTTGCTGGAATTGTAGTATGCTATTGCTCTACTTAATGCATCTTTAGCTCTATTGCTGCCGCCCGGTCCTTCGTATTGAAAGATACCTCTACCTGGACCTCCACCTATCTGTTTGATTGATGGGTCATAGGTAGCTCCAGATTCTACAGATGCGATGTCATACATTAAATCCTCCATGCGCTCTCTAGTTCCTCCACGAGTACCTAGTAGATATTCAGCCATCTTTTCGTAAGAAGCAGTACCTGTGGTATCGTTTACAGGAAAACCATATGGATCATACTCTACACCATTGATGGTATTGCCTTCTTTAACCTTACCCCCATTTTCTAAGAATATAGGGTTTCTGTTTTGTGTTTTTCTTCCAGGACCCGGTTCATATGAAGCTCTTTTAAAACCAGCAGTCATTTCTGGAATAAATGGTTTAACACCATATTTCTTTTCATACAGCGAAGCTTGTCTTTCAAAGTCTGCTTTTTCTTTATCTAACTGTCTGTTGTATGCCTCAACTCCTCCTTCAAGCTTTTTGTCAAGTTTGTTTTGATCTTTACGTGATTGCTTCTTTAATAAACGAGACTCTTTAGAGAAAGGGTTTGCTTTTAAGCCAGCTGTGGGTACAACTAATTGGCTAGGAAGATTAGCGAAAGCACCTGATGTTGCTAAAGCCCACGGAGCCATTAATGGTATCGTGTTCTGATTGGCGTTATCAGCTTCTAATATTTTGTTACCGAGCAATAAAGATGGAACAATTCCTGCTAATCCAGGTAAACGTCTACCTCCTATTGAAGCTCCTCTACCTGTAAGGTAATTCGCTGGAGGTAGTACAGATCCAGGAATGCCTTTTACTTTGTCTAGAAGGTTACGTTGCTCCATGTATTCCCTGTGTCCTTGTTTGTATTTACTAAAACCTCCCGTTAATCCTTCTGGTCCAAGGGTTAGTTTTCCATCAGCGGTTACTCCAGAGCCCATTCTTGTTCCGGTAGTTGGTCCGTCTCCTGTAGAAACTATGCTTGGTGGTACATAATAAGGAACGCGATAATTCTTTCCATCTTTAGAAGTCTTTGACCCACGCCATCTTTGAATAGCTAGCGGTCCTAGCTGTGTAGTTTTTTGATACTTCCATAAAGGATCTGCTTCATTGTAAGCTCTATTTGCTTCTTTTGAAAGAACGAACTCCTCAAAGCTAGGAAGACCCTCTGGTGTTTCAACAGCATCGTAGTCTACAGCGAATGGATATTTACTTTCGTATTCCTCCCTCAGCTGTTCAACAGTATTTTGAATTTTATCTAAACCCTTCTGGTTTCTTGTAGCTTTCTTTTTCTTTTTTGGCTTTGCCATTACTTTTTCTTTATACAGTCCTTAGCTTTTTCGCAGTAACATACTTCATCACTTCCACACGCGAAGTCATCTGGTGCGTCTAGCGTGGTAGTGTTCTCTTTTAAATAGTAAAGTGCAGCTGTTATTGAAGCTATAATTAGTATTGCTGTTGTCATAAAACAAAGATAATCAATAAGTTGACATAGTGGATGTCTCAGATTTGGCTCTTGACTTTCTCAAAAATTTTATGTAACTTAGCAGAGTAATCAGTGAGGTCAGTATCATAGAAGCACTCATGATCAA